GTTAATTGTTCATCTGTTAGTGCTGTGTTATATACTTGTAGTTGTTTTACTTTGCCGAAGAAATGTGATGACCCAGTAAAATGAGTAAAATCTAAGTCAGTAAAAGTACCACTGCTAAAAGTTGTTGAAGATGTAAGTACAGGAACTCCATCTATATAAATAACAGAATCTCCACTCTTATATCTAACTGCAATTTTATAAAATTGATTAGCATTATTTGATACAGCGTTAGTACTATTAATAACTGTAACACCATTTACAACAGCCAAAATCCAAAAGTTTCCATTATTATTTCCAAAACCTATTTTAATGTAATTTTGAGAAGTACCATTATCTAACCCAAGAAGTCTATAATTTGATTCATCTTCAGTTCTTGATATCTCAGCAAACAAAACACCCTCACTATCATTAATCAAACTACCTATACCATCTCTTGTGAAGGTGTCTTGGTTTCTTGTTACTGTACTTCCTGATGTTGGAATGTATGATGTAGCGTAAGAACCTTCTTCTAATTGTGCGCCCCAAATATATACACTTTTATTTAAAGCATTAAACGATGGGTTTCTTGCATCTGTTAATGATTCTATAATTGAAAAAGTTGTTTGTCCAGTAGTTGTTGAACTATTTGCTTTTACTGAACATTTAAACCATCCATTTGAATAACTTTCTATATTAGCATCTAAAGTATTAAAGTTACCAACTACACCATTATCTAAATCAAAATTAGCATATAAGTTGCTAAATCCAGAACCAGTATTTATTTGAATGAAGTTACTTTCATTTTTTTTAGCAAATACACTATACGTATAATCATTACTCGCAACAACTGTATATGCGTTTAAAAATAATGTATGTGCCGTAACATCTGCAGTTCCACTAAATTTAGAACCACTTAAAAGACCATCTGGTGCAGTAGTTACGCTACTTGTTACTGTTGAATTATAATTTCCCCAAATCCCACTACTAAAATCTTCTGAATACGTTAAAAGATTAGTCCTCTGAGGCTCTGCTAATATATTTGGACAACCTCCTCCTGTGTAGTCTATACGAGGTACGTTATCTCTTGTAACTTCTTTTACTGATACGTTGTCTATACTTCCTACAAATGAAGCATCTGCATTAAATTGTGCGTATGGAAAAGTTGATACTAAAGCCGTTAAAGTTGCTGTATAAGTTCCATTTGCTGAATTGTAATCACCATATCCTGTATTCCCTAATTTAATTCTAATAGAACCTGCGCTATAATTAGATATTGTATATTTTACTACATATCTTACATTATTAACTAATCCATTAGAAACACTATTATTTAGATTTGATGTACCTGTTTGTGAGCCATCACAATTAGCACTTCCACCTGATATAGTCCATCCTGTTCCTTTACTCCAATCACTATCAGTAGCAAAATCTCCATTAGTAATTAATTCTGTATCAGAAACAACTTGAGCATAATTTACTAAACCATTTTCATCTACTCTTGTAGCAGCAGTTGCTCTAGTAACATCCATATCTGCGCCTGTAACTTCTTTTACTGATATGTTGTCAATTTGAAATTGTCCTACTGCATCATTACAAAATATTCTAATACTATCATTATTTGCTTGTGCAGTATAATAAACAGTATAATCAACAAAATTAGATGTTAAATTATCACTAAAAATTATATGAGATTGGTGGTTAATTCTAAGATTTAAACCACCACTAATATTTTTTGCTTTAAAAGTAACTTTGTACATAGTACCATTGACAAAACTAACATTTTGACTAATATTCTCAGCATACCAATTACCTGCATCAGGATTGTTTGAATTTAATGCACCACTAACAATAGTTGCATAACTACCTCCGTTTTCAGTCCAATCTGTTAATTCATTAGAAAAATCTCCATTTGTTATTTCTTCTGAACCTAATACATCAGTAGGCTTTACGGCAAACAAAGTTCCTGCCTTATATCCATTAGGAGTTACTACTATACTAACATCATCTAATAAACTCATTCTATATTATTTAAAGTTGTTAATTGTGCTTCTAAACAAGCCTTAGCCTCAAATACTCCACCATCAGCAATAACTCTTGCTTTAAAGTCACTAATCTGTTTTTGTACAGGTGTTAATCCTCCTTTATTACTAGAAGGTAAAGACATTCCTAGTGCTAATCTCATTATGAAATAGCGTCATAGTAACAAATAGCAATGCCACTTGTTAATTGTATATCAGTTACTGCAAGAAATAATGTAGTACCCGCTGCATAAGTCGTTTGTAGTCTAGTTGCTGATGAACCTGTAACTGCTTGCACATTAGTTGCAGTAATATCTGCTACTACACTTTCCACAGGAAAATATATAGCATAATAGTCTTTACCTGTCATTGCTGTTGTACCTATCACATCACATTTCTTTTTTCCTAGTTGCTCAGTTAAGAGTTGTTGTACGCTTTTTATCGTCATTTTTTAATTTTTTATTGTCCGTAATATATATAATTTGTTGATGAGCTTGGCTCATATTCATTGTATTGTACTTGTTGTGTTCCGTCTTTCTCTGCAACGTACATCTTGCCTTTGGTAACTAACCCTTGCACTATACCTTTAGTGTCAGCAGGAGGACTTAAAACATCATTCTCCGTTGCAGGAGCATTGTCTTCATCTATTACTACTGTACCTACCCAACTAACTTCGTAGACTTCATACTTCCAATATCCAGCTGGTAAGAATTTAATATCACCATTATAAACATCAGGAGTAGCATTGTATGTAAAAGTAAACTCTGTATATCTTGGAAATATAGTCTCAGTAGTTCCGTAAGCATATTGTATTGACTTATCCATATCATTTGTAAATTTTACTAAATGTCTTATTTGTGATGAAGCTACTGAAGTATTGATACGATTATCTTCAGTTTGTAAGAAAGTTGTTAGATTAGTCTCTGTTATTGCTTGTATCATACTATATAATAGAAATTAATTGAATTTATTTGCTTTAAAAAAGAAAAGAGTAACTATTAAGCTACTCTCCTCTAAGAAATATATGAAAACTACTAATTAAGCTGATGTTATGATTGTGCCTAAATTAAATGCTGCGTTATCAAATGGGTCTGTTGTATAGTCAGCAACCATTGGGAAAGGAATTGGCTCCATTCCGTCAAAGGTAAGAGTGTATCCGTTACGGTCTCCAAAAGCAGCTCCGCTATCAATAGTACCTGCATTTAAAGACATACCATTTGTAACTCCTAAACCGATTATTACATCATGTCCATTAGTTAATTGCTCATTTAATTGTGCAAAAATAACTACTTTAGTTTGTCCTAAAAGTTTTATTTGATTTTGGTCTTCTTTAGTTAATTTATTTAGTATTACATTAACAGTTGGTGCATAAAAAATTGTACCATTTTCTGTACTTCCTGTTATTGTTTCAGAAACAGAAGCAACTCCTAAAGGCATTGTGTACCTATATAGAGTATTTGTTCCCATTTCAATGTCAGTTATTTCACCTGCTGACTGAACTATTCCTGTTGTGTTTATTGGAGCATCAAATTCATCATAAACTCCGAAGTATATGTACTTAACTCCTCCACTGATTCTATTACAGTCTAGTCCCCTTCCGATAGTAAGTGCTGTGCAACTCATTGTTTATTATTTTTTAAGTTAAGGGAGAGTTTTTACACTCTCCCGTTATTTGTTTTATTACGATACCAATACAACGTCAGCACCAACTCCTACTTGTACACCTCCAGAGTATCTTGCTACCACTCTAATATTGTCTGAACCATCAAGGTTAGCCATGTCCATCATATTAATTCTTGTAGCATCTGAAACTAAGTCAGTACCGAAGAATAAGTTAGATTTTTGAGCTGCTACGATTTCGTCATCTGCCATTCCTTGACAAACTGCTAATTTAACACCTTCAAAGATTTTTGTGTAATCTTCTGACATATTTGCGAAAGGGAAATTAGTTAAAGCTGATATTGCAGTCATATATAATCTCCAAGACTTAGGACTTACGTATAAGTATAAATCTTCTTTTGCATATACTGCTGTTGGAACTGCTGCTACTGCTGCACCTAAATTAGCTATAATGTTAGCTGCTGTATAAGCTGTTCCTGCTCCACCTGCGTTTGCTACTGCTACTACATTTCCATCTACTACAAATGCTCCTGTTGTAGCTGTTAAGAATCCTTCGAATTGTCCTGCTGTTCCGTCAGCTCCTGTCCATATAGAAGTTTCTGTACCATCTGCAATAATCTCACCTAAGTAAGAAATTACATAGTCATCAAAAGATGCTGGAGGTGGTGCTCCTGCTCCTGCTCTCATTTGTAACGCTTCCCAAGAATCTAAAAGAGTAGACTTGCAAATGTCAGTATTGATTTGTAGGTTCTTAGGTGTAAGAATTTTTTCTGTTAAAGCAAGTGAACCTGCTTCGTCAAAGTTACACGTTGCATCTTGAACCATTGCTGATGCTGCCATTCTCTGTATGTTACTCTTGTACTTGATATTTTCTATCATAGTCAAAAACTCCATAGAATTTGATTGTCTTAAAGCTGCTGAGATATAAAATCCTGCTGCCTTTCCAGCGTAATTGCTAGTTGTTGATAATGCCATTTTATTTATTTTTTAATTATTAATTATGTAAGTTATATAAAAATCTTTCTCGTCTTGACATTTTGCTTAAATCTTGTTTTATAACATTTGTCTTTTCAGAGCTAAATTTATTTGTGTTAATTGGTGAATCAGCAGGTGATTTTGCTAATTCAGTTTTTAGTTTTTCGTTTTCAGACTTTAACTTCTCTAATTCTTCTTCTGCTGAAAATTCAACTACTTCAGTTGTTTTAATAGATTTAGGATTAGTAGATGGCTCTTCAACTTCTTCAGCTAATTCTTCAACCTCATCATCTCCTCCATCTTTATCTTCTTTTAGTCTTGCTACTGCATCTTCTAGGTTCTGTATTCTTTTCTCCATACCTTCCCAATCTCCTACATCTGCATATTTATCTTCATCTTCTGCCATTTCTTCTTTTTCTTCAGTAGCTTCTACTTCTTCTTCAGTCTCAGACTCCATAACTTCTGCTACTACACCTTCTTCCTCAACTCTAAAGCTAACTCCTTCAGCAGTCTTATAAGTACCAATAGGTAAAAGTATTGTAGTACCATCTTCAGTTAGTACAGAAATATCTACCCCTGCTTCTAACTCTTCTGCAGTTGATACAAAAATAGTGCCATCTTCTGACTTCGCTTGCCACTCTAATTTGATTGGTTCTTCACTTTTGTTTAAACCAAGTGCTACTAATATTTGTTCTTTAATGTCCATAGTTTCTTTTTTAATATAATAGATTTATTTTGACTTTATTTGATTTTCGTTAATTATTTCATTCAATGCTTCTAGTATTTCTTGGTCTGTAGGTTTTTGTTTTTGCATAGATTCAAATTTATCTGTAAAATATCCTTCAATGCTTAACCCTTTAAGTTCCCCTGCTTTTATCTTTTGCCAAAGTTCTTCGTTCTCTATCTTCATTTTAACAAACCAAGTACCATTAGGTAAGTCGTAACCATACATTTTAGACTTATCCATATCTCCTTCCTTAATCCAAGACTCAATAGTTAGTACTCCTGAAACTCTATCTTGATGTTGATATGTAGCTTTATGATGATTGTTATGTTTTAAATAAAGTTCACTAGCTTTTCTTACCGTATCAGGACTAAAATAAACATAGTAGTCTGAGTCTGTATTAGGGTCGTGTCTAAATATTTGCTTGTTAGGAATTAAAGCAGGTGAAACTAACATACGTTTCTCCTCATCTACTTTAGCAAATGTCAAGTTATTTTTATCCTTTCCAAAGAATACAAAGTCTTGTTCTATTGCAGGACTTGTAACCAAGCTTATAGCATCAATAGCTAATTCTTGATTGTCGTCTTGTATTATTAATTCTACTATCTTAGTTGTTTTCATATCTTCGTAGTAGTCTTTATTGGCTTCTTCACATTCAGCTACTGAATCATAAGTACAGCTTCCTGTCTTTCCCCATTTGTATTTTCCGTTATCACATTTTTCGCAAGGCATATTATATAATAGATTTTAAATTAATTTATTTGATTTTCAAATTGTAGCTCTACGTCTTATATTAGCTAATTGGTTTTGACTATTAGTCATTTCATCTGTAACTACATAAGCACGAGTAGGTTCAGGTGTCATTCCACCCCCTAATTCAAATGCTCCTGACATCATTTGAGGTGCAGGAGTTTGTGCTTCTATATTTGCAGTAGTATCAGTTCCACTTGTACTTGTATCTGCAGGTGTACCACTCATTATCTTGCCTATTTGTAATGCACTAAATGCTCCTGCTAATCCTGCTTGAACAAATGGATAAGCTGGAAATACTGATGTAATTGGAGATGCTGATGCTGTTGTAAAGGCATTTGTACACCCTGAACTCCTGATATTGTTGCTTGTGCTACTGCTGCTGCCTTAGCAACCTCTGTTCCTTCACCTGCAATTTCTGCAATTAATCCAAATGTCTGTCCTGCAATACCTAGTTTAGCATTTGCAACTGATTTATCTAATGCTTTTTCTTCATCTACTCTTTTTTGTGTAATTTCAAGTAATTTATTTTGGTATTTTTCATTAATAGCTAATTTCATTTCAGTAGCATTATCCATATTTTCAACACTAGCTAATTCTTTTTTTCTTTGAATTTCTAATTCTTCTGCTGCTAATGTGTTTAAATCTTCAATGTAAGATAATCTATTTTCATTCTGTATATCTAATAATTTATTTGCTTCATCTTTTTCTTTATCCTCAGCTATTTTTTTGTACTTATCTTTAACAGCTTGTGCATCTACTTCAAACTTTTCTTCAAGTGCTAAAATAGCTTCACTTTTCTTTTTACGACTTGCTTTAGATAGGTTAACATCTCTAATTGCTCTTTCTTTTATTGTATGGAGTTTTGCTCTTTCTCTTTTTTCTTCTGAATCTAATGAATCATAATAGAATTGTTGTTTAATTGCAATAGTTTGATTATGTAACTTTATATCAGCATCTGCTATTTCTTTTAATCTTTTTAATCTTGCATCTTCTCTTGCTTTTTCTTTTGCTCTTGCTTCAACTCTTAATGTTTCTAATGCTGTTGCTAATCTTTTTTGTGTCATAAAACTAGCAGTCTGCATATTAATAAACTTGGTTTGTTCAGCATTTAAAGCATCTAAATCTTCAGCTAAAGACTCACCCATTTCTACTTCTTGACGTTTAGTTTCTAATTTTTCTTTTTGTAAATCTAAAGCTTTTGCAGTAATTTCTAATTCAGCTTCATTTGCAATTTGTAAAGCTGCCATTCTTTCTTCAAGACTTTTAGTTTCATCTTCAGCATCTAATCTTGCTTTTGCTATAATCTTATTTGCATTGGCTCTTTCTACATTTAATTCTCTTTCTGAATCTGCTATTTGTTGAAATTTTCTTTCTAATTCTATTGCTAATTCTAATTCTCTTGCTATTTCATCACCAATTCCAACCATAGCACCTTTAACATCTTCAACTGCACCCTGAAAATCTCCTGAAAATACTTTAACTATTGCACCACCAATAGCACTTATTCTATCAGTTAATACAGCAACTGCTGCACCTATACCTGCAAATGCTCTTGATAATGCTTCAGCACCTACTTTTGTTTTAGTAAACCAAGTTACTAATGAACCTATTAAAACTACAAATGCTCCTATTCCTGTTGATATTAAACCTGCCTTAATTGAACCAAACATTGCTTTAGCAGTTGTTCCAACAGATACTAAACCTGCTTTAACACCGTTCAAAGATACTCCCATAACTTTAAATTCTGCAGCTGCATTAGATGCGTCTTTAGTTACATCACCAATATTTGATTTAACATTAAAAGTTGCTGTTTCTGTTTTGTTTGCCATATCTTTATTTTTAAAGTGCTACCCCTGTTTTAATTTGTGTGAATGTTATATTACTAGCCCATTCTATTATCATATCTGTTGCTCCTCTTACTGTCATTCTAAAATTAGTTCCTGATACATTAGCAGTTGGTCTCCAATTTGTATGATTACCAGAGCCTTTAATAGTATCTCTTTCTCTTTCTATACTTAACGTGCCTGACTTATTAATAACTACTCCTCTTTCTACCCAACTTAAAAAGTCTCCAGGATTACCTGTTCCTGTTCCACCTACTCTTACTGCTAAAACATCTGCGTGAAAATACATAGCAGTATTATCAGGAATAGTAAAATAGTTATCTGTAATGTTATTTAAGTATGAATCTACTGTACCACCTGCTGTTGTCTGTACTCCATACATTAATTGAATACTTTGTCTTTCAGCTAAATTGTCTGTTGGTGCATTACCCCCTAACACTATTGAGTTTGTCGCTGTAACCTCTCCTAAAGTGCCATAGACGTTAGCATTATTAACTCCATTAGCTATTTCATTGTTACTTCCTACTATAATGTTATTTCTTGACAAACCTTTTACAGTATTATTGTCACCCATTATGTAGGTATTATTGGTACCTCTTTCTGTGGTGTTTCCTGTACCTCTAGTTACATTATTTATGTTATTAAAGTTACTATCTAAATTAGTATTGTAATTAAAAGAAGTACAAGTACCTAAAATTTCATTAAATGTATATCCATAAGCTTCACATTGTTGTTGGTTAGGAACTATGTCATTAGTTCCATCAGTAAAGGTTACAATACCTGTTGTATCTACTGATACAGGTCTAACAGGATAATCTTTTAAAAATGGTATGTTTCTTATTTTTGACATTATATTATAAGGATAAATTCAACAGTTGCTAAATCATTTGGTTTGTAGTCTATTTTATTGACTCTAAATTCTCTGTTTTTAATAAAGACAGTATCATAAAATTCAAATCTATTAATATCTCCTGCATTTAAATTTACTTTTAAAGTCATAGTTCTAGTGTCAGGATTGTATAACTCATTAAAATAAGGTAACCAATAAAAATTAAATAAATTATTTGATGTTGTACTTCCCACAGGTTGTATGTATTGGCATTCTCCAAAATTAAAATCTATTGCAGATGAACTTGAAGGAATTTCTGTAAGGTGACTAAATTGTAAGAATTGATTCTCATTTAAAAAACCTGTTGAACCATTAGGTAGAGGAGCATCATAAGAATAAGTAGATATATTTTTAATACCATTATTAAACATTATTCTAGGACTATTATCAAACCCTTCAGATGTTCCACTATCTGCATTATGTGAATATATTGATGGAGTAATAAAATCAGCAAAAGTATCTTCTAATGGTTTAACTAATGTAGCTGCAAATGGTTCTGCTACTATTTCTTCTTCTCCTTGCAATATGGTAAAATTTGAAGCATCAAATTCTTTACTTCCATATAAAAAACCTGATAGTGCCTTTTTATATACACTAAAAGCATAGTCATCATCATCTTCTACAAATTTAAAAATAGTATTCTTGTTTAAATCAGTTAAAGGTGTAAGCTTCATTTCTGATACATCTATTTTATCAGTCCAATCTAATTTAGTAGAATTGTTATCAAAGAAGTTAGGATTAGCAGTGTCATTACTAGATAAAAAAGCATCACTATATGGTTCAATAAAAATATTATTAGGATTAGATTTGTCAGGTATAGAAACTAAATTAAACATTGTCATTATACCTTTTAAAAATTCCCATTGTCCTAATTCACCTCTTAATGAATTTAACATTGATTCAAAAGTATAAATAGAAGACAACCAACCTACATTATAATTAATTTGACTTATTACACCTGCAACACTTGCTTTAAATTGTAATTCTAAAGTATCTCCAATAGCTAAAGGTGGTACAGTTAAAGTTCCTGCGTATGTATATGATTGATTTGCAGCAAGAGTAATCACTCCTGAATAATCGAACACTTGTCCTGATGATAATATTCTAAATTCTACATCTCTATTTACTGTATCAGTATTTTTTACCTCATAAGAATAACTTATGGTATATTGATTATTCGCTGTGGTATTAGTTAATGTATTTGTAGTAGTATTATAATCAGGTGGTACAGGTGTAAAAAAATTTGTTTGGGTTGAATATATTGTTAAATTAGTAAAAGTGGTTCCTGCATAATAAGGTGTATTAGGATTAATATCTAAAGATGCTCCATAATATCCATTCAAATTAGAATTAGATGGTATATTATCTGAACCCCAATTAAAGTCCATAAATAGATTAAGAAAGTTTGCTTCATTAAAAAAACTACTTTCGTATGTAAAAGGTGTATCTTGAAATATTCTATCAATTAAATATTTAATATTTATAAAAGGTCTAAAAATATCAGCAATACTTGTAAAGTTTATATCATTACTACCACCTACCCAAAAGCTATGTGTCCAATCTACTAATGGATATTTAACTGTATTGTAACTATCTCTATAACCTGATGTACTTGCATTTGTATATGATATTCCTGTTGTCTGACTATTCCAACTATTTGTTATATTATCAACAGAATAGTTATGTTGTAATTCTAAAAAATTAATATCATTAAATGTTTTATCTTTTAAGACATCTGCTAAAGCAACTACTTCAGAATATAAATTAACATTGTAGCTTATCTCTCCTGCTTTATCTTGTATGTCTATAAGTTTTAAATATCCTTCAAATAAAATAAAGCCATCTTGTTTTAATTCACATTGAGTCTTTACATAAGGATTAAATACAAGTCCATTATCTGTTCTTGTTATCTCAAATATATTATCAAAAATTTGATTATTTCTTTTTGTTGCAGGTAAATTAAATGCTTTAGAATATGACTGTACTTGTTCAGCTACATTTTTAAAGTTATCTACACTTAGAGTCAATGGTATATCTTCATCTTCGTATAAATCACAAATGACTTGTCCATTACTTAAATCTTGTATAGCTCCACTAGGTAATTGTGTTGCACCTAATACTGAAATAGATGATACAATATTTGTACCACCTGAATATATAACAATAGTATCAGTAGATGAATTAGCAATAAATTGTAAACTATTTAAACCTAAATTTGATATTGGTAAATAAGTATGTATTGTAGTACCTGTGTATATTGCTAAAAATAAATTGCTAGGATTAGTAGATGTTGTAACATTTACACTATAATTTGCACCTGTTATAAGATTAGAAACTTTCTGCAATACTCCTTGTGTAGATGAAAATGTTATTTCACCTGCTGATTGAGTAGCTGAATTAGTATTTCCACTAAACCTGTACCAAGTATTAATAGCTATTGTCGGATTAAGCAAGTTAATTGCTGACTGATACACAGGAAATGCTAGTGATAATGATGTAGATGAAGAATTAATAGTGGTAAAATAAACACCATCTACAATAAATTCATCAGGTGTTCCTGTTATTGGATTGGTTCCGTCATAAGATTGAGGATATAATATAAGTTGTATGCTCATTATACTGATTGTGTTCTTAATGTTTTACTTTTCTCTACTTCAAAAGTGTACTGCATTAGCTTATCATTAGCTATTGTCTTTTTAGTAAAGCTTGATGTTAAAAGTCTTACAGGTGTTACATATTGATTAAGTGCAGATGTAGTTTCTACTATATTTTCATAACCTTTTAACATATAAACTTCAGGACTATTAATCAGCTCCTCAAAGACAACTGTATCTTCTTCAGTAACAAATTCTGTATTCATTCTTATTCTTTCTGTTGCATTTACTCTAAATGCTTTTTTACCACCTTTAAAACTATCTATTCTATACTTTCCTTCATTCCAAGTACCTTCTAATTGATTATATGTAGAACCTTGTGTTGATGTGCTTCTTATAGACTTCTGAGTAAATGTATAGTAATCCCATACACCCCATTGATTAAGCCAAGTAAGACGTATGCTTTCATAACCTTTTTGATTAGGACAGTTTACATATATTCTTTTCTTTTCTGTATATTGAACAACACCATCTAAATAAACATCATAGTATGCTACACTTCCTGCTGAAATATATCCTCTGAATGTTGCTGATGTATTTTGCCTATTGCCAGGATAACAACCAACGTGAAGAATTTGCTTTATAGAACTTGCACCCCATAAAGCATAAGCACCATTTGCATCATTAGCAATAACAGTCTCTGTACTTAATAATGAATCTGTTGAATCATAATAATCAAAAGTAATATTACTTAATAATGTATATGTTAATGCATTTTCAACTATAAAAGATAATGTACCATAATCATCACCATTAGCATATAAAGTATTAGGTGAATTAGTTAAGAACTTTCTAGTTGAATTACCTATTTTAAAATCTGTTAAATCATAACCGAAATTAGAATTTTGAATTGTTAATACATCTGTATAATTTAAGTACCCATTAAATACAACATAAGGGTCTGAATCTATTGAGGTTCCTACTGCTCTCCTTACTACATTGTCATCTTGGTCACCTGCTGCATTAGTAGCACCTAAATATTCTACAAAGAAACGTAGTTGCATATTTCTTACTACACTATGATTCTGAGAGAATTTATCTATTATATGTAATGGGTGCTTGACATTAGGAGTGGTTAGTGTTCCTTTGTATTCACTACCCCCATAAGCCATATTATCAGCTTTCACATAATTCTCTATAATACTTCTTAAATCAAACATACCTACACCTGCATTATTAGGAGTTGTTTTAAATGTTCCTATTAAATCATTTGATGTATTCATATTTATAGAAGCATAACTGATATGAACATCAACTCCAAACTTAACTTTAGTTTCTGTTGATACTGCTGTTGCATTAGATACTACATATATGATATCCTGTCCAACAGGTAAAAATTCATATAAAGGTGATTGTTCTATTATTGAGTTAGCCATTATTCTTTGGTGTTAATCCGTTAATTATATCTTCTTTTAAATTACTTAATAAATCTTTACTAAAATTTTTTAATCCTAATTCCATTGGTCTCTGAAAGAAACTTGTACTTTTAATTCCTTTTATTTTTATACTTCTAGCTATTAAAAATGATATGCTTTTTCTTGAAATAAATCTACCTTTTTCATCTCTTGGTGCTATACCCCTTCTAACTATCCATTTATCTAATAATTTACTTGGTGGTTGTTTAGTTGTATATTGATATGGACTTTTTTGTGTTTTACCTGTGTAATCTTTATATCTTCTAACTTGTTTATTTCCTGAAACTCCTTTATCTACAAAAGTTCCATAGTCTGCCATATAAAATTGTACTGAAAAACCTTTTGAATCAGCAACTACTTTAAAACTAATAGAATTATAAAGTGTATCACTAGCATTCTTTTTACCTTTAGTTAAATTAGTTCTTGATTGTTTGACTATATATTTGCCAAAACTATTTAAGTACCTTTCTATATTGTCAGTCTTCATTATTCTAACCCTACAAATACTTCTACTCTAGCATCTGATTCTCCAACAGGTTGTACTGTTACCTTAGAAAGATTTTCTAAAGTTCCAAAACTAGGAGTTGTATCTGCTTCTGCTAAAAGAACTGCTTCTGCTTGACTTAAAATGTGTGAATTGCCTGGAGTAATTAATACTTGGTATAATGTAGCACTACCTACAAAAGCTACTTCTATATTTGCTGTTGTACTCAAGTTAGTGATTCTAAAATACTTCGTTCTATCTACATCTAAAGCACCTGTAGAAGTGTAAGGATTTGCTGCAAAAGAACATACTGTTGTCTGTTGTGCCGTAGTACATAATACTATTCTTTCAAATACATCATTGATACCTGTCGTAGTTACTGAGTTTGTAGAACCCCTTAGTGAACCATTTAAGGTTACTGATTCTGATAATGTTGTTACTAAATCTGCCATATTTTATATTTTAATTGTTATTGTTGGTGGTATTATTTTTATTATTACTTTGCCTATCTTTATCTTATTTAATCTCTTTAGTATCTCAATCATTAGTAACCAGCACCTTGATTTAATACAGGTATATTACAAGTACTAAAGTCATTCATTACTTTAACTCCTATCTGAAACACCCAGCCACAACAAAGATTGTCAAACCTTTCTTGAAATGGTTCTATTGTAAATTGGTCTTCAGTAAAATATATTGGTGCATTAATATCATTGACTCCCTCTATTGATTGTCTTGAGCTGTGTCTAAGCATACCTATAAAGTCAGTACATATATCCAATGTCTGATTCCATACTTCTTGCTCATTTGTTTTAGTATTAACTAATTTAGTCAATGCTGTTTGTTGTGCAGTTGTCCAACTAGACTTTTCACTTACCATATCCATAATAAAGATTTGAAAGTTATATACTAATTCACTATCACCTGTTTCTACATTTAATGGGTTAATATGTAATAAAGGAAATTTTTCTAGCTTCTCTAAGTTAATGTCATAAATGTCTCCAACTGATACAGTAGATATTTGCTTGTGATACTCTCCTAATCTACATAAAGTATTAATTACGTTATTGTATGTCTTGTTATTTACCATGTCTTTGTACTTTATTTTGTGACTCTAAGTCTGTTTCATAACTCAACCAAGTAAATGCTTCTAATAGATTAAGTTTAGTTATTTGTTCTAGTTTTGATATGTCTGCATTACATAATCTATACATTACTCCAAAGTATCCCCATTTTTCTGCGAAGGACTCTGTTGCGACTGCTCCTTCATTTCCTTCAGCTGATGAATCATAGATGATTGCAAAATCAGTTGTAATTCTTTTCCTAAAAGATAAAAAAAAACCAGCGCACTTTGCACTTGTTCTGATGACATCTTCTTCATCTGTTCGGCTCGTATAGTTATATTACCATCATATCCTTCAATAGTATAAACTCCATTTTCTCCTTTATCTTTTATTGGTCTATAAAGAACAGCCATTATATCAGGAAGATGTTTTTCTAAACCATTTTTAATAAATGTTTCTATGTCAGCATATTCGCCTAATGTTATTGAATCTAAGTCAGGGTGAAAGCCATACTCCTTACCTTCTATTTCAATTATTTTTTTTAAATTACTATTTTGTTCTTGTTGTAGTTCAGCAATTTTGTTTAATATAACTGCTACATCATGTATTGCTAGTTGATTGATTAAATCTTTAGGAATATTAGATAAAGTAGATATTGTTTCTAAAGCTTCTGCACTTTTACTTTCAGTTTTGAAATTGACAAGTTTAGTCCAATTCTCTAATGTTACATCTTCCCAACTACTGATTAGTTTAAATTCTTTAGTTTTGTTTTCTTTGTTAATCTTTATTCGCATACTATATAATAGAAAATTAGTTAATTTAGTTTAAAATGTTATCTTTGCTAAGTTTTAGTTAATAATTAGGGTACGCTTTATGCTGCCCTTTTTTTATTGAACGTAATATCTGCCAAAGTTTTGGTCTATCTCATAATACATTCTCATAGCTAATGCATCTGAATAATCAGGAGACCTACCTAATATTGCTTTCACTGTATCTTTAGGAATTATTTGTAGTTTATTATCCTTGTCTGCGTCCTTAGTCCTTACCTGCTCACATTCTTCTATGATTTGATTCTTTACATTTACATCAGGACATACTATTCCTACCTGTCCTTTGTTTATTTTATCAGCTAATTTATAATAGCATTGCGTCTTTAGGTTTTGATAGTTTTCACTTTTTAAAGCTCTTGCATTATTTGTAAAACCTTGACATCTTAAAAAATCTTTAACACCACCACCAACACCATCTTCATCGACTATTATATTTCTTAAATTAACTTGATACTCTTTTTGTAACTGCCTAACAGCTTCCACAACGTCATTTACAGCCGATTTAAGCAACGTTCTTATATTTATGATATGTAACCCTTCCCACAACATTATAACTGTCTTATCAGCTCCAAATCTTGCAACATCACAACTTATGTATTTATCACCTGCTACACCTTTTTGGCTGAACATATTTAAAATAGCATCATATTCTATTAAACTATCTTTTGTTGAATCGTATTCCCAATTACCAAATAAAAGTCTTTGCTTACTTAATTCATCTAATGTTTCTAGTTGCGTCTTGTAATATTTAGATATGTATTCATTATCATCGACTAAACTCTGTATGAACTTTCTGTGAGGTTTTTGTGTACCATCTTTTGCAGGTCTGTAATATTGAGTATATACCCAATTCTTAGCAGGGTTACAAGTCATAAGCATCTTAGGTATTAATCCATAATCATCTAACTTATACCTCATTCTTGAAGCTACTATGTTCTTTGCTTTTTCTGTTATCTGATTTGCTTCATCTATAAATGCTCCTGTTATTTCAAGTGAACCTAAGTTATCAAAGTTTCTGTCTGATGGGTATAAGAATAAATCTTTAAGCATTACTTCTGACTTATTGTAAAATGTTAAGATATTTGAACCCCCATTAAAGTTGTAGTGCTTTCCTGCCTTTAATCCCCAAGTCTCACATACTTCAAAGAATGTATTTAGTGTAGTCTTTTTTAAAGCATCTAACTTTGACCTACCCATTAAGTATCTTGTCTTAGGATATTTAACGCACATTAAGACTAACCAAGAGCAACCTACCCAAGACTTACCACCACCTGCTGCTCCACCAAATAATACTTCTGTTGTAGTTTTGTCAAATAGATATTCTATTGCTTGTTCTTGCGTATGCGTAAAGTTAGCATCAATATTCAACTCCTTTTATATTTACATTAATCTTTATAGGTTCATCTCCTGA